GCGAACATTTCCGTGACGAACGGAGATGGCGTATCTGGCAATCCAACGGTCTCTATTTCCGGCATCATCGGTCTGTCGCTTGGCGGGACGGGCGCAAACCTGACGGCGCAAAACGGCGCTGTCTATTCCACGTCGACGGCATTTGCGATTTTGCCAAGCGTATCTTCGGCAATTCTGGGCACCACGTCTGGAAATACACCGGCATATATTTCGGTTCTTGCGCCGGGGAACGGCGGTACGGGAACGACATTCTTCGGCGTGTCTGGCCTCAACACGTCGGTGAAGGTCTTTGTTTTCCCCAACGTCAGCGACACGGTCGCCGTGCTTGGTCAGGCGCAGACTTTCACGGCGCCGCAGCGTGGCACTGTTTCCGGCGTGACGGTCAGTGGGATCGACATCATCCCCAATTTCGCGGCCGCAAACAATTTCAGCGTGACAGTCAGCGGGACGATGCGCCTGCAAAATCCGACGAATGTCTCGGGTGGCCAGTCTGGCATGATCGAATTCGTGACGGTCTCAGGCGGCACAGCCCAGATGACGGTCTCGGGCACCTCTTGGTATTTCCCCGGCACCAAGCCGACGATCAGTTCCGGTTCCGGTGTCGTCAACGCGCTCGCGTATTACGTGGGTGCCAGCACGACGCGCGTCATCGGCAACATGCTTACCAACTTGAGCAATTGACATGATCGTTCCCGGCTCCGTAACGGCATTGATGTTTGGCGGTGGAAATCTTTCCAGCGTCGAATATCTTGTCGTGGGTGCCGGTGGCGGTGGCTCAAGACGGTCCGGCGGCGGTGGTGGTGCAGGTGGCATGCGGACTGGCACATTGGCTGTGTCTGTGGGGTCCACCTATACGGTCACGGTTGGCGCGGGCGGATCGGGTGCCACGACGGATGTGCAAGGCGGATACGGCAACAATTCCGTTTTTGGTTCCATCACGTCTACAGGTGGCGGCGGTGGCGGCTCAGGTAACGCCGCTGGCACAGCGCCGGGACTTTCTGGCGGATCGGGCGGGGGTGCTGGTGCTGGTGCCGGCGCTGCTTCTGGGGGCACGGGCACTGCCGGACAGGGCAATAACGGTGGTATCAATTTCGACGGCACGAACAGTTCCGGCGGCGGTGGTGGTGCAGGTGCAGTGGGCGCCAATGGAGCCTCTGGCCAAGGCGGTAAAGGCGGCGACGGCACGGCGTCCAGTCTCTCGGGCGCGTCGGTCACCTACGCGGGCGGTGGTGGCGGTGGTTCCGACACGGCGGCGGGCGCAGGCGGCGCGGGCGGCGGTGGTGCGGGTGCGACCGCATCCAATAACGCTACGGCTGGCACGGCCAATACGGGCGGTGGCGGTGGTGGCGCACGCTCCGCTGGTGGCACGGGCAACGGCGCCAACGGTGGCTCGGGTCGCGTGATTATCCGCTATCCTGACAGCTACCCCGCTGCATCGGCGACCACAGGAAGCCCGACCATTACCGTGACCGGCGGCTATCGCATTTATGACTGGACCGGATCGGGGAGCATCACGTTCTAGCCATGCCATATTTCGCCAGAATCAACGACCAGAATATTGTCACGTTCGTCGAGCGTGTCGTCGGAATTGCCGACGTCGATGCGGAAGGAGAGGCCTTCCTGCGCGCGCTCTATGGGACGACGGACAGGTTCCGGTTCTGCAAATACGACGGCACCGTGCGCAAGCAGTACCCTTCCAAGGGGTTCTCTTTCGACGAAGCTGCCGACGTATTCGTGGCGCCGCAGCCCTACCCGTCTTGGATGCTCGACGACAACTTTGATTGGCACGCCCCTGTTCCTTACCCGCAGGACGGTAAGAAATATATCTGGGACGAAGCCACGCTGGGTTGGGTCGAATTTCAAGAGGGTGGGGCGGGGCCATGACAACCGAACGTGATCTTGGAATCTTGGAAGGTAAAATGGACGCGCTGGAAAAAAGCCACGACGATTTTCAGGAAAGCGTCGAACGACGGCTGACCGCGATCGAGGGCTATCTGCAAGAAATCCGGGATGCCGCAAACATGGGTAAGGGCATGTGGTGGATCACGCTGAAATTCGGCGCAATGATCTCGACTGTCGCCATGTCCCTGCTTTGGATTTGGAGCCAAATCAAGGCATATGTCACGATCAAGGTAGGGCCATGATTAACGCGGCTGGAATTGCGCTCCTCAAGGAATTTGAGCGCGGGCGCGACGTAAAGACGGGCAAGCTCTTGCCGATCGGCAAGCCGGCCACGGATGCCTACGATGACGGCGGCGGCGTGTGGACGATCTCGTGGGGCCTCACCGGACCGGACATCAAGAAAGGCACTGTCTGGACGCCGAAAAAGTGTGAGGCGGAATTTGTCAAGCGTGTCGAAAAAATTGAAGCCGATGTGCGAACCGCCTGCGCGCGCGAGCCGAACGAAAATCAATTGGCCGCGATGGTCTGCCTTGCGTTCAACATCGGTGTCTCGGCATTCAAGGGGTCTACCGTTCTCCGGCTGCACAACGCAGGAAAATGGGCCGAGGCGGCCAATGCTTTTTCCATGTGGAAGAAAGACAACGGGAAGGTGCTTGCGGGCCTCGTGCAGCGTCGGTCCAAAGAAGCCGCGCTATACATCACGCCGAACGACGACGCCACGGAGCTTTCCGTCCGGACGGTGCCCCAGGCTGATGATCCGGCGTCGCACAAGATCAACCTGACGACTGTGGCTACGGGTGCCAGCGTTGCAGCCGGGGCGGCCCAACAGACAGTGGCGAATATCTCGTCTGTCTGGGATACCATCAATGCGTGGGGAATTGATCCCCGCATCGTCATGCTTGCCCTTGGAGCTGCCGGAGTTCTGGCATTCGGCTGGTTTCTGTGGGATTATTATCAGCGTCGGAAGGCAGGTGACAGATGAATTTCCTTGCGGGAATCGGCCTCAAGGTCTGGGGCTATGTCGCGGCAGCGATTGCGGCTGTGGTGGCCATCTTGACGGTTCTTGGTAAGGCCAAGCAGGCGGGACGCGACGAAGTAACGGCCAAGGTCAATGCGAATGCGGGAGAGACGGCCGCGCGGATGGCGGAGGCCGCCGCGCAATCACCGAAGGGAAAGGATGATGTGGTTCAAGATCTTCGCCGCGGCAAGTTTTAGTGCGCTCGCGCTTGCTGGATGCACGCCGACTGTGGTGGTGCGCACGCAATGCGCGCCGCTGGTGGCGTATGACCAACCCTATATGGATAGGTTGGCGGACGAGGTGAAGGCGCTTCCCGACAATAGCGCCGTCGTGCGCGCGATCATTGACTACCGCCAACTGCGCGACATCATCCGCGCCTGCAAGGAGTGAGAGATGCCGTACTCCCTCACTTACACGTCGCTGGTAGACAGTCTGAAGGTTTATGCCGAGCGCACGGGCGACACGACGATGAATGCGTATATTCCGCAATTCATCTACATGGCGGAAATGCGCGTGGCTCAGGAAGTCAAAGTGCTTCCGGCCATCAATTTCGTGACGGCAAACTTTTCTTCCGGTACTGCCGTCTACGCGAAACCTGGACGGTTGCGCGATTTCGAGTTTTTCAACTTTACCGCTGGTGCCGCTGGTTTTGAAAGCACGCCGCCGTTCACGCGCAAGATCAACATACTCAAGCGCACGTATGATTTCTGCGTGGAGTTCTGGCCGGATCAGACGGTGACGGGAGTTCCGCAATTCTATTGCGATTACGGCATGGCCAACATGCTGGTGGTTCCTACGCCGAATGCTGCTTATCCATTCGAGCTTGGCTACAACGAGCTTTCCCAGCCGCTCTCCGACAGCAACCAGACAAATTGGATGACGCAGTACGCTCCCAATATGCTGCTGTATGCGTCCCTTTGGGAAATGCAGAAGTTTCTCAAGAATTTCGACATGGCGGATCAATGGGAAAAGCAATACACGCGCGCGGCCCTTGCGCTGCGCAATGAGGATGTCTTGCAGACGACGGATGCGCAGTCCTCGTCCAGCTCGGAGGGTGGCTGATGGTCACGTACACTGAAGTTTTCGGCGGTGGCGTTGCCAGTCCGGCCGACGTCCAATATCGAGCGATAACTCTTTCCGCAAGCGTGACTCTCCAGTGGCCATCCTCCAACGAGGATCAGCCGGAAGTCGTCGCGCGCCAGATGGACGTTACGCCATCTGGTGCGGGATTTACGATCACGATGCCGGCAGCCAACCTGGCGGCGACCGGCGAGAATACGCTGATCCGAAATCTGGGTTCTGACTCCTTTACCGTTTTGGATAACGATGGGGGAACGATCTCTGTTCTGACGGCAGGCCAAGTCAAATATATCTATGTCACAAGCAATAGCACTACCGCCGGAACGTGGGGCGTTTTCACGTTTGGAACCGGCACGTCTGGCGCCGATGCGTCCGCACTCGCTGGCGCTGGTCTGGAGGCTTCGGCATCGCTTCTGCGTCAGGCACTCAACGTCACGTTCATTGCGGCAGCCTATACAGCTGGCATTGGCGACCGTGCCACAGTTTTGGAATATACCGGAGGAGTTGCCACTTTAAGCTTGGCGGCAGCCGCCACGCTTGGCGACAACTGGTTTGTGTACGTGACAAACCAAGGAACCGGCACGCTGACGATTGACCCCAACAGCAGCGAAACGATCGACGGTGCTTCCACGGCAGCTATCCTTCAGGGGGAGAGCTGCATGGTTGTGTGCGATGGAACGAATTTCGTTACCATTGGACGTGGCCGCTCTGTCTCGCTGACAACGACGGCCGCCTCGATCAACATTGCAGGCAGTGGGACGATCTCACTTTCGACGGCCCAGATTGCTGCACAGATCCAGAACCTGACTGGATTGCTGACTGGCAATAGGACGGTCTATTACGGTACGTCGGCAGGTTTTTGGTTTGTCACCAACAGCACGACGGGCTCTTACAGCGTCACGCTCAAAACCGACTCGTCGGATACCGGCGTCGTCATCGCATCCGGGACGAGCGGCATTTATACATCCAACGGCGTGAACCTGACGTCCGCATTCTCGGCCGGCGTTGG